CTAGGAGGCTCACAGAACATCACAGAACTAAGGGTGGACTTCTGGGGTAGGCGTGTCCAGTTATATGGCTCAGACAATCCAGAAACACTCCGAGGTCAATATTTTGATGGGGTAATCCTAGATGAGATTGGAGATCAGAATCCTAAGATATGGACTGATATCGTCAGACCTGCACTAGCTGACAGAAAAGGATGGTGCTTATTTATTGGTACACCAAAGGGACACAACCACTTCAAAGAACTGCGAGACAGGGCAGAAAAGGAAGATGGGTGGGGTTTGCTAGAGTTCAAAGCCTCAGAGACAGGTGTAGTGGATGAGGTAGAACTGAAGGCTGCTCGCAATGAGATGGGGCAAGACAAGTATTTGCAGGAATTTGAGTGTTCTTTCGATGCGAGCGTTGAGGGGTCATTCTATGGACAAATCCTTAATGAACTAGAAGCTAAAAAGCATATGCAAGAGATTCCTTGGGAGGAACTTAGCAGAACTTTTACAGCTTGGGACTTGGGAATGGGTGACTCTACGTCTATCTGGGTGGCTCAGTTAGTAGGTACAGAGATCAGATTGATCGACTACTACGAGAATCATGGGGTGGGTTTAGACCACTATGTTAAGTGGATTAAGGATAACGACTACTCAAAGGCTGAACACATCTTGCCCCATGACGTTAGGGTTAGGGAGTTAGGCACAGGTAAGAGCAGACTAGAGATGCTTGAGGAAGCTGGCCTAGAGATCAAGATAGCACCCAGAATGAGCCTAGATGATGGTATTCAGGCTGTAAGGCGTATCTTACCGAGGTGTTGGTTTAACGTGCCAAAGGTACAGACAGGATTGAACTGCCTGAGAAACTACCGCAGAGACTACGATGAGAAGCGTAAGATATTCTATGAAAGACCACTTCACGATTGGTCAAGTCATGGAAGTGACAGTTTCAGATACTTAGCCCTTGGACTTGATGAAGGTCATAGCACTTGGTCTAAGCCGATTAACAAAGCACCGAAATGGATTGTGTAATGTATGTAGAACGCCAAGGGGTCAATCTTGCCCCAAAGATAAAAGAACTTGAAACTCGTCTTGAAATGTTAGAAAATGTGGTAAAAGCATTACAATTACCGACAAGACCGAAACTAGGTCGCCCTCCAAAGGATGCACATGGAAACGAACGACTTGAAGTCGATACTACAGGCAGAAATTGACGACTCTATCGGATTTATTGAGAGTGAGACTGTAGAGCAGCGCAAACAAGCACTAGAGGCTTACTTACGTTCTCCTTACGGGAATGAGGTCGAAGGCAAGTCTCAGATCGTTACAGGTGAGGTAGCTGAAGCAATTGATGGTGCGCTACCCTCTTTAGTTCGCATCTTTACAGGCTCAGATAACATTGTTGTTTTTGAGCCACAAGGCCCAAGAGATGAAGCCTCTGCCAAGCAAGCTACTGATTACTGTAATTGGGTATTTAACAGGGATAACGAAGGCGTAGCCATTCTGCATGACTGGTTTAAAGATGCTCTGCTTCAGAAAAATGGAGTGGTGAAAGCATACTGGTCTGATGAGGAAAACATTACCAAAGAGCGTTACTTCAACTTGTCTAATGATGAGTTGGCAATGCTTATGTCTGACGACACAATGGAGATTGTCGAGCAGGACACAGAAGAATTCCCCATCCTAGATCAAATGGGTAATCCCATGATTGACCCGATGGGTATGCCAGTTATTAACGCTGTTCACAATGTAATGGTGCAGCAGAAGAAGATGGTTGGTCGGGTTCGCATTGAGAATGTACCTCCTGAAGAATTCTTGATTAGCAAGAAAGCTAGAACGATTGCTGATAGCCCATTTGTAGCCCACAGACAGATGCTGACTCGTAGTGACTTGGTTGCTATGGGTTTTAACAAGAAGCAGGTAGAAGGTCTGCAAATGGATGATGCTCTTGCATACACTCCAGAACGTGTGGCTCGATTCTCTGCTGGTGAGCAACCTTACCAAGTGCAGACTGATGACCCATCCATGCAAGAGATTGAGGTCTTTGAGTGCTATGTAAAGACTGATGTAAATGGTAAGGGTATCGCCTCACTCGTTCAGGTGTTCTACGCATCCAACGAGATTCTTCAAGATGAGAAGGGTAAAGAAATGGTCGAGGAAGTTGACTATGTTCCTTTCCACTCAATCTGTCCTATTCCAATTCCACATAAGTTCTTTGGTAACTCCCTTGCTGACAGAACCACAGACATTCAGCTAATCAAGACTACGATCACTAGACAGATTCTGGATAACCTTTACCTGACAAACAATGCTCGTGTTGTTGCTGTTGAGGGCCAAGTAAACCTAGACGACTTGCTTACATCTACAGCAGGTGGTGTTATTCGTGCCAAGTCTCAGGGTGCTGTATCTCAATTGGTTGTGCAGAACGTAGCTACTGCTGCTTTCCCAATGCTTCAGTACTTGGACACAATGCAGTCTAAGCGTACTGGCGTATCTGATGCTTCACAGGGTTTAGACCCATCTATCTTGCAGAACGTGACTGCTGCGGCTGTTGCTTCTATGCAACAAGCTGGTGCAGGTAAGATCGAACTGATGGCTCGATTGTTTGCTGAGACAGGTGTTAAGTCTCTGTTTAAGGGCATCTTGCATCTCTTGTGCAAGTACCAAGACAAGCCTCGTTTGGTGCGTATGCGTGGTGAATTCGTAGAGTTTGACCCTCGCACATGGGCTAACCAGTACGATGTAGCGATTAATGTAGGTTTGGGTGCTGGTAACAGACAAGAGCAAATGGCTATGCTTCAGATGGTTCTTGCCAAACAAGAGCAATTGATTGCTCAGTATGGCCCTGCTAACCCTTATGTCTCACCTGCTCAGTATCGTTCTACTTTAGGTCGAATGGTTGAGTTGGCAGGATTTAAGGATTCTGGTGAGTTCTACAAAGCGATCACACCAGAGCAAGATCAAGCATTGTCTAACCCTCCTCCACAACAGCAACAGATGCCTCCAGAAGTTGAGGCTTTGATGGCTAGGACTCAGGCTGAGATTCAGGCTAACCAACAGAAAGCCCAAGCTGATATGCAATTGCAACAACAGCAAATGCAGATTGATATGCAGATGGCTCAACAAAAGGCAAGCCTTGAGATGCAGTTAATGCGTGAGAAAGAGGCTGCTAAGTTGATGCTTGAGCGTGAGAAACAACAGGCTTACTTTGCTATGAAGCAACAAGAGTTTGAGGTTGAGGCTCAATTGAAAGCTATGAAGGTCGGTGCTGGTATCACTTCTAATGTCGAGATCAAAGGTTAATCATGGCAACACAAAGAGACAGATTCAGAGCGTTCAACTATGAAGATGGTGCTATGTCTCTTGATGACTTGCTTATGCAAATTCAGCAACCACAAATAGACACAGAGGCAATAGCAAGACAACAAGCTGAAGCACAGCGTCAGGCTCAAATAGCCGCTGAACAACGAGCCTACGAAGAACAAGCTAGACAAGCGCAAGCTCGTCAGGAAGAAATTCGTGTTCAAAATGCTGCTAGGTTAGCCGCAGAGCAAGAAGCTGCAAGACAAGCCGAAGCACAGAGACAAGCCCAAGCCCAAGCAGAACAACAAGCTAGAGCGCAAGCAGAGGCACAACGTCAAACTGCTCCTGCTCAAGCACCAGATAAAGACACAATTATTAACAATCTAGTTGGTCAAATCAAAGCCAGAAGTAACACCTCTCAATGGACAGGTGGTTATGGTGCTGATGCTGCTACCAAGGACATGGCTCGTATTCTTGCTGAAACAGGAATCACAGACATTAGTCAGTTTGGCCCTGTAACCCAAGAAGTTCAAAAGATAGTTGGTTACGAGGATTGGGGTGACCCAATTTACCAGACTGTAACTGAGCAAACCTATGGCAATAAGGTAACTGGTCAAGCAGTACCTAACACCTACACAACACGACAAACAGGCGAGTTCTTTGGTGGAACTTATGAGGGTAAAGGCAATACTGGATATGGTGTTCAGTTTGATGCTCAAGGCTTGCCAATTTTCTACACTCAAGG